CGTCCTGCGCACATCCGGCGACACGCTGCGGATCGACAATGCGCGCACGCCCGCGACCGCAGGGGCGGCAGGCAACGCGGGCGACATCTGTTGGGACGCCGACTACATCTACGTCTGCGTCGCTGCGAACACTTGGAAGCGCGTCGCCATCGCCACATGGCCGTGATCGGAGAACACATGAGCGACGAACCCACCTACGACCCCGAACTGACCGCCGAGCGCCTGCGCGGACTCGACGCATCCGCAGCCTGCATCCGCGAGTGCATCGCGCGCAACGACCGCAGCGAGGAGCAGCGCGACACCGTTCGTCGCAACTGCGACCACATCGGGATCGCCTGCATGTACCCCGATGTCGCGTCCGCTGGGGTTGACCTTGAGCCGTTCTGGGCAGCCCAGCGTGATGGCCACCAGTGGCTTGGATGACCATGGACAAGAAGACCCTTGAGGCGATCCATACCGCTCTGGCCAAGGACTTGCTGGCTAGGATCGAGTCTGGAGAGGCTACGGCGACCGACCTTAATGTCGCCCGTCAGTTCCTCAAGGACAACGGCATTGACTGTGCCCCGGACGTGTCGGCACCCATGCTGAACCTTGCCAAGATTATGCCGTACGATGAAGAGGCCGCGTGAACGAACTTGAGAGAAAACTCAAGGACTTCCGGAACTTTGTCTACTTGGCATGGGACCACCTAGGTCTCCCAGAGCCGACCCCAGTCCAACTGGACATTGCCCAGTACCTGCAAAAAGGACCCCGCAGGCGCGTCGTTCAGGCATTCCGTGGTGTGGGCAAGAGTTGGCTGACCAGTGCTTATGCCGTCTTCAGGCTGCTGCATGACCCTAGGATCAACATCCTTGTGGTGTCTGCCTCCAAGCAGCGTGCAGATGACTTTAGCACGTTCACCCTGAGGCTGATCAACGAGATCCCGATCTGCCAGCACCTCAAGCCCCGTGAGGACCAGAGGAACTCCAAGATCGCCTTTGATGTCGGCCCCGCTCCAGCCTCGCAGGCACCTTCGGTGGTCTCCAAGGGCATCACCAGCCAGATCACGGGGTCCCGTGCAGACCTGATCATTGCCGATGACGTGGAGAGTCTCAATAACTCGGCTACGTTCCTGATGAGGGACAAACTCAGTTCCTCCATAGCCGAGTTCGAGGCTGTCCTCAAGCCCGGTGGTGAGATCCTGTTCCTAGGTACGCCCCAGACCGAGCAGTCGATCTACCACGGTTTGCATGAGAAGGGATATGACACCCGGATCTGGCCTGCAAGGTACCCCGAGGAGCGCCTGAAGACCGCTTTTGGGTCCAAACTGGCCCCCATGCTGGCTTCTGGAGTGTCTGGAGATCCTACGGACCCACGACGATTCGGTGCAATCGACCTGATGGAGCGTGAGGCGTCCTATGGGCGCACAGGATTTGCCCTCCAGTTCATGCTGGACAGCACCCTCAGTGACGCCGACAGGTATCCACTCAAGTTGTCTGACCTGATCGTGCTGGGTCTGAACGCAGAGAACGCCCCAGAGAAGCCTATCTGGGCCGCAAACATGGCCAACGTGGTTAAGGACGTGCCCTGTGTCGGCTTCAACGGGGACCGCTACTACGGGCCTATGGACATCCATGGTAAGTGGATCCCGTACGAGGGTGGCATCATGGCCATTGACCCCTCAGGACGTGGAGACAACGAGACCGCCTATGCCGTGGTCAAGATGCTCAATGGGTTTCTGTATGTGACCGCTGCGGGCGGCCTCAAGGGCGGCTATGGGGAGGACACCATGGGTCGCCTTGTGAGCATTGCCAAGAGCCAAGCGGTGTCTTTGATCCTTGTCGAGTCGAACTTCGGTGACGGCATGTTCTCGGAACTGCTGAAGCCGTACCTTGGGAAGACCTATCCATGCACCGTGGAGGAGGTCAGGCACAACATCCAAAAGGAACGCCGGATCATCGACACGCTGGAGCCTGTGATGAACCAGCACCGCCTTGTAATCGACTCTGGGGTCATCCGTGAGGACTATGAGTCCACCAAGAGGTACGCCACGGAGAAGGCTCTCCAGTACTCGATGATGTGGCAGATGAGTCGCATTACCCGGGCCAAGGGAGCCTTGGCGTACGACGATAGGCTGGATGTCCTCAGCATGGCGGTGGGCTTCTGGGTCGAGCGTATGGCTCAGGATGTCAACCGGAAGATGGCCCAACGGAAGGCTGACCTGCTGGATCAGGAACTGGAGAGGTTCATGGAACACGCAGTCGGGCGCAAGCCCAGAGGTACCACATGGATGTAGACGATGTCTCCGCAGAAGAGTACGACGAACTGGTCTCGGAACTGCTGAACAGGGCATCCATGGTCATTGTCTGCTACGAGAACCTTCTAAGGACCCAGTCCACCGTGGACACCTCCAAATCACTGGCCAAGGCGATGAAGGACCTCAAGGAGATCCTTCCTGACGAACTTCTGGAGATCATGCGATGAACAAGACAGGACCCTGCAAAAGCAAGTCCCTGAACAAGCCATGGCGCACCCCGGGCGGCAACAAGAAGTCAGCCGTGTGCGTCAAGGACGGGGACAAGACCAAGATCGTCCGCTTTGGCGACCCCAACATGAAGATCAAGAAGAACATCCCGGGTCGCCGCAAGAACTTCAGGGCAAGGCACAACTGCGACAACCCCGGCCCCAAGACCAAGGCTAGATACTGGTCGTGCAGGGCTTGGTGACAAAACGTTGACTTCTAGTCCTGAAGACCGACAAAACGTATCATCTGTGATACGATTTCACTACAGTTACCGATAACTATAGCGGATTCTATCCACAACCACAAGGAACCCACAATGCCCAAGAAGGTCAAGAAGATGGTCAAGGCCATGCAGCGCGAGGGAATGTCGAAAGACAAGGCCTATGCCATTGCGACTGCCCAGTACAAGAAGATGAAGATCAAGAAGAAGGGGGCTTGAGATGTGCTTTTCTGGTGGTGGAGGCGGGGCGGCTACTCAACCTCTGACCCGTCGCCGCGGTCCATTGACTGACACGGAGAAGGAGCAGCGCCGCAGCGAGTCTGCCGCATGGGAGTCCAAGGGACGCTCTGGAGCCAACCCCTTCATCTCCATGCCTCAGTCCCGCATCAAGGCTAGGCAGGAAGACAGCATGAAGATCCGAAGAAAGGGTTCCTCCTATGGCCGCTAGGGACTATGCCGAGGAATACCGAAGGTACGGAGGTACCACTAGGTACAAGAAAGACCGCGCACACCGCAACAAGGTCCGCAGGATGATGCTCAGGAAGGGCAAGGTCCGCAAGGGCGACGGCAAGGACATCGATCACAAGGACGGCAATCCAAGGAACAACCACCCGTCGAACCTGCGTATCGTGTCTCGGTCCCATAACAGATCAAAAAAGTAGGAGACTCCCATGGTCATCAAGTGGCTGCCCTTTGAAGTTCCTGTGGTGACCATCCCAATGACCAACGAGGAGTTTGGTGAGTTCAAGTACCACCCGACCCCTACGATCTTCCTGAGTGACCAGATAACAGGACATGTCAGGTCATCAACTCTCTTGCATGAGGTCATCGAGATGATCTCCGAGATGCATGACCTTGGGCTGACCGAGAACCATATCCGGACCTTGGAGGTCGCCTTGACTCAGATCATGGCTCAGAACCCCAGTCTCAAGGACGAGGTCTTCCCCAAGGCGGGTCATTGCTGGCTCTAGGATGCCCTAGGAAGCCACGGGATGGTCTGGGGGTACCTAGAGACCACCCAAGAGACCAAGCCCGTAGAAGGCTTCCTAGTGGCTCTAGTGGAGAAGCCATAGTTTTGTAGAAAAAATCTGAAAGGGTTTGATATCGTGTGCGTGCGCCTGCGCCCCCCATGGGCACACCCACGGGCGCACTCGGGGCGTCACGGCTGGGCGACCATGGGCACGCCATCGGGCGACCATGGGCGGACCTGAGGCGGTCTAGGGTCCTAGACGTGAGGCGCATGCGGTCACTGTCATCAGGTCTAGGGTCCTAGACACGGTCCACTAGTAGAAGCACGGGGCGCGGTTAGGGCTTTCCCTATCCGTTCTTTTTTTTCTTTCGGTAGGGCTTGACATACCCTCAGGCATCGCCTATAGTGCGTGCATCGGTGGACCGAAGGCACGGACTGCGGCGCTCGCTGCGCGTGACCTGAGGAACCGACAACGAAAGGCTAGGACAGCATGTCAAAGGCAACCAAGAACGCACCCGCAACGACCGCACCCGTGACCGCTGAGGCGACCGCGACCACACCGAAGGCAGCACCGCCGAAGAGCGCGCTTACGTTCAAGGGGTATGCGCCTGAGGCGCGTGCACTGGTCCAGACGATTGCGACTCACGCTAGCGCAGCAGCATCGGCGGGACTGACGCTAGCCACCGCACTGGCTGAAGCGTTCGCAATGGATCTGTGGAAGGTGACGGGGCACAGTGACGACAACGCTTGGGCAGTCGCGCTACTCGCTGAGGCAGCGCCTGAGGCGGGGCGTTCCACGATCTACGCTTGGGTGGAGACTGCGCACGGCATCTGTGGCGTGCGTAAGGCGGGGCAGGATGTCGCGCTGTTTCCGACGGATACGCTGCGCATCGTCGGCTCTCGCAAAGTCGCGGGGCAGGATCCTGCGCAGATGGCGAAGGTTGTCGCTGAACTGGTCGCCGATCCCAAGTTGCGCAACAAAGCAGGACGCATCGATCCCTATAAGGCTCGCGCTCATGTGGACCCGAAGAGCGGCGGTAAGGCTGAGGACCCGTCCGTGACGCTTGCGGAGCGTGCCCTGAAGGCTGCGAGCGGCGACCACGCTAAGGCGCTGACGATGCTCGCTGAGGCGATGCGGGTAGTTGAGGCGCAGCGGAAGGTTAAGGGCAAGGGCAAGTGACGGTCTAGGATCCTAGACCACAGATCGACCCCGGCTCACCGAAAGGTGGGTCGGGGTTTTTTTTGCGTCCATTTTTTTTGCGCCCACTATCATCACCTGTTTACTGTCATCAGTCCATTCCCCAACCAAAACCTGTCCCCGACGTTTCCGATCAGTCTGCGACTCTTGCAGTCAGAACTTCAACGTCATCACCCAAGACCCACCTTGGTCAGTCTTTGGTCTAGCGTCCTAGACCAGCCACTAGGATGCCCTATAAAGCCTTGGACGCCTTGGGGGGTCCGTAGGTAGCCCCAAGCCCTTGGAAGCCCTCATAGGTCATCCTAGCGCCTGCAATGGTGTGTAGACGTTCACCGACCCCTTGGTAAAGACGTTCCATCACCTTCTAGGTCACGATAAGTCAGTTCCTACTAGTTACACCTATGGTTGTCTGTAACTAAGCCTAGATAAAGACTGGTATAGGTGTATGTAGAAGGTAACTCTAGATACTCTAGGTCATGTAAGGTGTATTAAAGCCATAGTAGACAACCGTGGGTTAGCCTATGGTTACACCTTAGGTATACCTACCCATCCTTAGAGTCTATTTCAATTCCATCTTAGAGCAGGCTCGGAATCCTATTGACAAATCCTAGAGGTGTGGTAGGATGCTGTTTGTGGGTCAGGTCATGGACTTGTCGAGCCGCTTGTTGCGGCGAGGCAGGTCTAGGACCCTAGACACCACCTAACGAAAGGTTCCCATGCTTACCGAGTACATCACCGCAGCGTTCACCCTGTTCGGAATCATCTGCTTTGTCTGTGTGGCAGGTCGTGTGATCTGCACCCGCAAGTGACACCGTCTAGGAGCCACATAGTGGCGGCTTTCTAGGACACTAGACCAAGGAGAACATCATGTCACAGTTCAACTACATCACGCTTGATCCCGTCTGTGCCTTCAGCCACTCGAAGACCTGCCCATGGGGTCCCATCGAGGAGACCAAGGAGGTTGCACCCGGCATCGACTGGGTCTCATGTGCAGGCCATGCGGGGTTCCGTCTGTCGTACGGCAGGTACATGTCCATGCCAATGCGCTGGCGTCAGTGCTCGTTCACCAACAACGAGTGGTTCGAGGAGGACTGCTCATGGTGCGCTGTGGTGCTTGCCTATCCCGAGTTCTTCAACTCAGGCATGGTGCAGGCTGCCAAGAACACCTTCAATGGCTTCTATTCCCACCGTTTCGGATTCCGCGTTTGACCCTGTCTAGGACACTCGACCCAACAACGAAAGAGAGA